GTTATCCTATAACTGAGAATGGAATTACATTTAATTTAATGAACGATGGTATTCATGTAAATGGCAAATGTACTAGGTCAAATTGCCGTACATTTATATATTCTGATACTTTGCAAGCAGGAACATATTATATCAATGGAATAAAAGGGGCATCAAATTCACGCTATCAAGTCGTATTATATAAAAATAATATAATATTAAATTATATAACTACTAAAAATTTCAAACTTGAATTAAAAGAAAAAGCAAAAATTGAACTTTCATTATTCGTATATTCTGAATATGGAACGTTTAATGATTTAGTTTTACCCTATATGATTTGTAGGAACGAAAATGATTTGTATTTATACACTCCATATCAAGGTCAATCGCTTTTAAACTACACTCTTCAAAACCCTCTTTATAAAATTGGTGATGTATATGATTACATTGATTTTAACAGAGGCAGGATTATTAGAAATGTTGGTGTTGTAACTTTTGATGGAAGTGATGATGAACTTTGGAACAAATATAGTAATAACGTTAGCATGGATGGATATAGTGTAAATGTCAGTAATGCAATAGATACTACTCCATGTATTTGCAATAAACTTTTAACCACAGATGCTATTTCTACTACATTGGAAGAAGCAATAAAAGTTTTAGATAACGCTATGTATGTTGTATTAAATAAAATAAGAGGTCTAAATACTACTGAGCTATTTAAAAGTTGGCTTCAATCAAACCCAATAACAGTTTGTTATCAACTTGCAACACCTACAGAAAAAGATATACCACAAGAATTATTAACTCAATTAAAACAATTACAAACATATTCAGGTAAAACAAATATTTCATTTGAAGCAAGTGATGTCTACCCCACTATTGACCTAGAATATATTAAAGATACTAAAAAATATATTGAAAGTAAAGAAGAACTTGACAATCAAAGCATCATTGATATTGATTATAGAGTTACTTGTTTAGAATTAGATATGGAGGAACAATAATATGACTATTTATGACAGATTGAAAAAAGGAATTAATTCTAGAATTAATAAAGGTTTATTAGATGATTTTTATGTTGAAAAAACTAAAAATCAATTAGATATTTTCTTCTATGGTGACAGAATCACACAAGAACAATATAAAGAATTAATGGACTTAATTGATTCACATATTACTAAAGATTAGATGGAGGTTTGGAATAATATGATTAAACACTTTATTGAATTAATTATACAAGCTATAAATAAAATGATTGGAAATGCTAAAGTTGATAATAGTATCGATTCTAGTATTTCCGATACTATGATGAAGTCTATATCATTATGGAAGAAAATGTATAAGAATAAAGCTCCTTGGGTTAATGATGATACAGGAGTTATTTCTATTGGTATTCCAAAATTAATTTGTAAAGCATTTAAGCAGCAAGTTTTGAGTGAAATGAAAACTGATATTATAGACTCAAATATCAGTACCGAAGTAGACAATGACAAACAAGAAGAAACTAAAACAAGGGCTGACTATTTGAACAACGTTTATAAGAAAAAATTAATTAAAAAACTTCCTAGAGTATATGAAAAAGCGTTAGCTTTAGGCGGAGTTATCATCAAGCCTTATATTAAAAATGACCAAGTTTACTTTGATTTTAACTATCAAGGAGAATTCTATCCTATTGCTTTTGATGATGATGGGAATATTATGGATATTGCATTTTTAGACCAATTTAGAAGCGGTGAAATTTTATACACAAAAGTAGAAAGGCAAACATTTGAATACAATACTGTCACGATTGAAAACAAAGCTTTTAAAATTAAATTAGATGCAAATGGGGATGAAAATTCAACTCAAGAATTAGGTGAGGAAATTCCATTAACTGAAGTAGAAAAATGGTCAACATTAGAACCTATAGTAGAGATTGAGAATGTAGAAAAACCTTTATATGGATATTATTGTGAACCAATTTCTAATAATATTGATATGGATTCTCCTTTGGGTATTTCATTTTTCAGTGATGCTAAAGATTTAATCAAAAAAGCTGACGAACAATTTGGTAGGCTAGATTGGGAATATGAGGGTGGACAAATGGCTATTGATGTAGACCCTACTGCTTTGCATTATGAAAATGGCTATTATGGTACTCATTCAGTAATGGATAGAATGAAAGATAGATTATATCGTTCTTTGGATTTAGGACAATCAAATACTTATAATGCTTTCGCTCCAACCTTAAGAGATGCTAGTTATTTAGATGGATTAAACAATATCCTAATGAGGATTGAAGACACCTTATGTCTTTCTAGAGGTACTATTTCTAATGTAGAAGCTGAAGCAAGAACTGCAACTGAAATTAGAGTTTTAAAACAAAAAGCATATGATAATATCGTATCGCATCAAGAAGCTTTGGAAGATACTTTAATGGATACAGTTTATGCCATGAATGTTTTAGTTGATTTGTATGAATTAGCACCCGATGGGGATTATGATACTACGGTTGAATGGGGAGATAGCGTTTTAACTGATACTGATACCGAACTTCAACAAAAGATTCAATTAGTAGATGCTGATATTCTAGATAAAGCTGAAGTACGTGCTTGGTACACAGGAGAATCTTTAGAGATTGCGACTAAAAAAATCAAAGATATGCAAAAAGAAAAACAAGAAAATATGATGAATGATTTATTTAATAATGGTTCAAAAACAAATGAATTAGAAACAGAGGAGGAATAATAAATGGCTATTACACCCACTGAACTTACAAATAAAGCTTTTGAAATAGCTAAAAGATTTAGTAAAGTGAATACTTTCTATTTAAAAATGATGGCTAAACAAATTAAAGCTATTGGAAAATTAGATAAAGACAACTTGCATAGATTAGAACAATTAGCTTTGATGGGAAATAATATCAAAGAAATTAATTCTATGTTAGTTAAAGAAACAGGATTAGCTTTAGAGGATATTCAAAAATTATATCTTGAAAGTGCAGGAGAAGAATATAAGGATGCAGCTGATTTATATAATTATAAGGGTGTAGCTCAACCTCCTTTTTCTAAAAATAAACCTTTAAATAGTTACATTGAATCAGTTAAGAAATTAACTGACGGTACATTTATAAATATGTCACATACAACTGCCATTTCAAAAGATTATAGAGATATTATTGATTTAGCTATTGATACAGTAGCCACAGGAATGGACGACTATGAAAGTGTAATGAAAAGAATGTTATTATCCAAAGCTAGAAAAGGAATGAGAATAACATACGCTAGTGGTAGAACAAGAAGATTAGAAAGCGCTTGCCGAATGAATATTTTAGAGGGTGTTAGACAGGTCAATAATGGCATTAGAAAAGAAATGGGGAATCAATATGGTGCTGATGGAGTAGAAATTGATGCTCATGGCTTATGTGCTGAAGACCATTTACCTTATCAAGGAAGACAATACACTATTAAAGCTTATGAAAAATTAAACGATAAATTAAAAAGACCTATTGGAACATTGAATTGTAGACATGGAATTTCTTATATCATTTTAGGAGTGTCCCCAAAAACATACACAAAGGAAGATTTAGAATTAATGAAAAAGAAATCTACGGATAAAGTTACAATCAAAGGAAAAGAATACACTAAATATGAAGCATCACAATTAATGCGTTCTATTGAAA